CATCAAAAGTAATATCACCTTGAGCGTGTATATTTCCAAATACATTTAAATCATTAATAATTTCTGTTGTTTTATAAGTTATGGGCCTAATTCTAATAGAGTTATCCCACCATCCTGCTACAAAATTTGGAATAGTTGGAGCATCGATATTCATAACATCTCGATAAACAAGAGAATCTTCCCATGATAAGACAGTAAACGGATAATCAACACCGCTAAATGTTATAATACCAATGTCGCCTGGCTCAAATGTTTGTATTGCTTGCCAAGTAGCACTTGTTGGTTCCCCTGTTCCTATATACTGATTTGGTAATACTTTTTGTACAAATGCCTCGCCGCCACTGAATGTACTTGTAACTACGCCGTCGTTTGGCGGAAGGCCTGCGCCAAACGGTTTTAAATCAACATCAGCATTTGATTCTATTGTACTAATAATATTATCGCTAATACGAATAGTGCCGTTTTCCATATTAGCCATTACTATAGCATCGGCAGCATTTAAATAAATGTCGCCAACTAACACACCTAATGTATTATTTTCAATTGTATAGTTTGCTATTGAATTAGTTGTAGATACTAGATTTGTAGACCTAGCAGTTCCATTAACTTCTAATTCGTACCCTGTTGTACTTTTATTAATACCTATCTTGCCGCTGTTTACATCAAGATAAAGTAGCTGAGTAGTCGATAGGTTATTTCTAAACGCAAGATTAATACCATTGCGCTCAAGGTTTGCTGTTAATAATGGTCCGGATATTCTACCGACTTGTGCCATGCCCTACTCCTATATGTAGTATTTATAGGATTACTTGTCGAAGTTGTGTAGTACTGTTATTGGTTTATCTAAATCAGGAGCAGATGTAAATTTAATATACCATCCGTCTGCGTATGGTGCATTAGGACCGGCTAAACTTCCTGACACACTTTGTTCTAATGTATAGTTAGTAGTTGCAAGTTGAAAAACGTTTTCTACTAAAACTAATACGTTTTGTGCTGCTGCTGGCACTGGGTAATCTGCATCTCCGCTAGCAAGTGGCCCGAATACAGTTTCGTCGGCATCACCATTGCCTAAATTTTGTTGTACAATTCCTGGATCTTGATTTGGCTCTTTAAAACGTAGTTCTCTCCAAGCGCCATTTTGATATGCTTCAAATTGTTCATCAGTTGTATTGTATCTTAAATGCCCATTATTAGGTGATGACGGACGTTCTGCTAATGTACCTTTCGGTACTAGCATAACATTAGTTGATTCAAGTATTACTTGATCATTTATATCATATTTTACTCCGCGTCCTAAGACACTGCGTAAATTTGTTGTCTGGGCTTTAATTAATCTCATTATACTTCCAAATAACTTATTGTTGCTGCTAAGTCAGTTAAACTGCTGCCTATGTCTGGACTTGCTACAAATACAATAGCATCTCCTGCTTCAAGTACAATTCTTTCGCTATCAAAAGTAAATGTTTCTGCTGCCGGTAATGTTAAATTATTAATTACTCGTGTAACTTTATTATTTAAAGAACTTCCATCAGGTATTAAATGCATGTCAAAATTTGCATCAGCTGAACCTGTATTACATACTAAAATGTTTGTAATTGCATAGCTCTTTCCTGCCGGTACGCCTTGACTGCTTGCTTGATCAATAATATCTAATGCAGTTGTCTTTAATTGTGCGTTTACTATTGCCATTTGTTTTCCTTAAAAAAGCATACTAAAAAGTAATGCTCTATTTTTACTTATTATTTCGTCTGTTTTGTTATCTTCATTTACAAAGTATAAACCAGAGCCTCCAGTACTTTCAGTTGTAGAATATAACTTAATTCCACTGTCAGGCGCAACTGCTGTAGGTAATCCAACATCATCATCGTACGGAGTTGCTGTAATTTCTAGTGCATCTTTCACTACAACACTTTGCGGGCCATTGGCACTTAAAATCAAATCTTTATTAGTGTCAGTAGTAGTAATTAAATTATCAATAATTTCAATACTGTTTAACGAAAGTCTGTTTGTATAAAAATTAGCTGTCTCTATTCCATCAACAGTTACTCTAATTCTGCTTTCGCCTAATCCGGCACCAACATCTAAAACTGCAACTTCTGAATCATTTTGTGCAATATTATCATCGTTGTATATTGACAATTCATAAGCAACATAATCTTGTACACCTTTGGCATTCGGAATAAAGTCGTTATTTAAAATTACACCACTTCCTGAATCAGTTATTACTCCTGCAACATAATTGTAAACGTTTTCTTCGTAATCAACTGTACCAGCTACATTAATTGCACTGTTAGGAGTTGTTATGTACAACGGTCCTTCTGCATTAATGCTATTAACATTAAGTGGAAGAAATGCACCAGTTTCGTCTTCCAACCTAAATGCTCCATTGCCGCTGCTTCCGCCAGCAACATACGGACTTTGTTCATCAAATACTAATCTTGCTGTAGGTAAACTACCGCGATCTATTTCGATGCCAGCTTTATAGTCGAAGCTGGCACGTATTCCAGCACCAGCTTCTCCTTCGTTTAGTGTTAGTATGTTATCAGCAATAGTAGTAACAGTAGACTCTACAGTAGTTGTAGTGCCTCTAACTTCTAAGTCGCCAGTAATTACAACAACTCCTCTAGGAGTTATTGCGCCACTAGTAGTATCTAAGTAGATAGTTCCGGTATCACCGTTATCTACTATGATTCTATAGTCACCGTCTGTTACTCTTAATACCTTTGACATACTATTATCCTAAAATTAGATAGCTGTTAGAACAATATAATCGCTTGAACTATCGTTTTCTAATACCCATTTGTAACGGTTGCCGCTGAAGTCAGTAGCTACACGTTTAGTAATTTTTCTAATCGGAGTAGGTGCTGATCCATTACCATCTACATATCCATTGATGCGCATTTGGCCTTCTGCTGTTGGAACTGTAGCTTGTAATACACAAGTACCTAAGTCGCCATCTTGGTTAGCAACTACAAAAGTTTTTGCGCCGCGTTGCTTAACAATATAAGCAAAGTTTGTTGTTGTGTTATATGTTGCATCAGTGTATGCTTGATCAGTATATGCTTCTACGCGAATACCAGTTGCTGTGCTTAGTGGTGTACCAATAGCGTCTGTGCCAAGTACATCTTTCTTTAGTGGACGTCCCATTTGTTTCTCCTTATAAAACGTTCTAGGTCTACGCAGTGGGTCAGTTCTGCATAAGTCTATCATTTCGATAGCACGATTTACGACATAAGTATTTATCAAAGTTTACTCAAGTCATAAAAATAGGCCCCGAAGGGCCTATTTTAGTTTCAGTAATAAATTACTGGAATGATACGCTTGCGTAAGCAGTCATACCAACTTTAGCTAGGTAATCAGCAGCATTGCCAAGTGACGATGCTGTGTTGTTTAGCTCAACATAACCATAACGTGTCATGAATGATACGACTGGTTCGAATGTTGCTGGATCTAGTACAACACCTGAGCTCATTAGCGGGATGTATGGGCAGTAGAATGCCGCTGCATCTGATTCGCTTGAACCTTTGTAACCGATAAGTACGTCAGCACTATCAGCAGCATATGTGTTAACATAAACTTTCATAGCGTTGTTCAATGTACCAACCATCTTAGTGTTAGTTGGAGCTTCGAATGTACCTTCAGTAGTACGAGCAAACGCTGAAGTAGTTGCAGATTGTAGGATTGTTAACGCGAATGGCGATACAACAGCCCAGTTACCTGCGCCACGACGTGTGCGCTGTGCAATCTTGTTTGCTTCACGGTTGATTAGAACAGCTAGTGCAGCATGCTCGTCACCAACGAAAGTAGCAGTACCAGAAACAGTAGATTGATCATACTGTGAACCAGCTGTACCAGCAAGAGTGCTTAGTGAACCAAGAACTTCTTGGTCGATTTCAGCAGTAATCTCTTGAGCAAGTGCTGCCATGATTTCTGCTTCAACGTCAATACCGTGCATTGACTGTGCATCCTGAGCAGCTTCAAAAGTCCAACGAGCTGATAGCTTGCGTGACTTAGCTTCTACAGTTTGCTTCAAGATCTGGATGCTTAGTTTATTACCAGCAGCACCTTCTAGTGCAGCAGTTGCGGCTGCTTTACCAGTTGAAGTGTTACCTGAATATGCTTCAGCAATCTTGAATGGGCTTAGTGCCTCTTCACCAGCTACGGCGCCTGATGCACCTGAGCCAGCTGTGTCGCTATAGCGAACACGTAGTGTGTGGATTTGACCCACTGGACCAGTCATAGGCTGAACACCAACTAACTCGTTAGCAATAACGGTTGGCATTACACGTCTAATGACAGGTAAAATAACTCTGTTAAGAGTTGCGACATTACCGGCTGATGTTGCACCTGCAGTTGCACTCTCTGAAAGATACTTGCGAGTATTTTCCAAAGTAGTTGCCATTACAGATTTCTTAGTGCCACTTAGGCCTTCGAGTAGTGCGCTTTTTGTATCAGACCAGCGGCTTTCTAGTAGTTCCGACATAGTTTTCTCCTTATTTTAAACCAGCTAAACGTCTAATGTCAACGACATTATCATCTTGCATTGAACTAACGTTAATTTGTGTATCTCTGTTGCCTGTGATTTCTTTTGCCTCTGATAAGACTGCCTTCTTTGCCGGAGTATGTCCATCAATAACTGATGGTAGGTACTTGTCAAAAGACTTTTGAAGTCTATCGGTTTGTACTGATTCCAGTAAATCTGTCATGATTTCTCTTTGACCTTTATTCAAAGGTGCTAAGAGTTCATTAAGTCTGTTTTTGCGTTCAGCAATAGCTGTTATACGCTTAATTTCGGCTTCTTTAGATTCTGCTAATACTTTTGCTTTAGTAGCAAATGCTTTAGCTTCAGCTAACTGCTTGTCTTTCATAGCAACAACTTGCATTAATTTTGCAGTTTCTGAATTTTCGTTCAGATGGCTTGTTGCATATTCTGAAGCAAATGCTTCGAACAATTTACGACCGAAATCGTTTCTACGTGCTTCTTCAATATCTTCTTTAAGCTGAGTCATTTCTCCCTTAAGAGTTGATTCAACAATAGCAGATACTTTAGCTGCACTCTTTGCGATAAAAGTTTGTTTAACTTCTGCAAATTTTGTTTTAGCTTCTTTAATAAGTTTTACCTTAGTTTCAGCTAAGTCTTTTTTGTCTTCGTGGAATTCTGCAATTTCTTTTGCAAGTGCATCGACGATGAAATTCTCAAGCATGCTAAACTTGCTAGCAATTGCCTTTTGATCTTCATGCAATTCAGAAACTTCTTTTGCTAGTGACTCAGTAACAAAGCGCTTCATTAGGTCTGCGTTTTCACGCATAGCTACTGCATACTTTGCTTTTGCTTCTGCTAGTTGTTTGCGATCTTCTGCAAACTCAGCAATTTCTTCTGCAAGACGCTCAGAAAGCATAGAGTCGATAGCTTCAACCATAGTTGACTTATCATGCTCATACTTCTTTGCAAATTCTTCACGTAACTCAGCAGTTACCTGCATTTTGTTTTCTTGAATCTTTGCATTCCATGCGCCTTCGATGTCTGCACGTACTTCTTCTGATACTACATCATTTTCGAAAAGTGTTTTAAGTGCTTCCAACATATTTTGTCTCCTTTTATTGGAGTCGACTGATTATATTAATCAGCGATTCTTTTAAGTACTTCTGTGCCTTAGTGTCGTGTTTTGTTGCCTGTGCTAATTCATATGCCTTATACCCTCCACGAGCATTCATAAGATGCTCATAGATTGGTGTAGGATATGCTCCAGGGGCGCTAGGCTGGGCCACGACGTCCACTGTGATAATTTCGAAGTCGCTAACGTT